TCCTCAAACATTGTTATAAATAAACCACTCATATTGGTTATACCGTCAGCCCATATAGGCATTATTTCGTCAAAAATACCACCTATGTTGGTGGCTATACTGGTAAAACTATCTAAAAAGTTTATTTTCAATTCATACAAGCCGTTTATTATGTTTTCACCGCTTCTATCCCACATATCACTTATTTGTTGTGTCATAGTAGCAAACGCACCAACAACGTTGGTTATAATAGGGTTAAAAATAGACCATATACCACTAAAAGCGTTTGCGTACGCCGTAGCGGTATCGTCAGCATATTTAACATTGGCTTTACTCATTGTTTTATTTAACTTAGTCCAAACACTAAGTATATTGTCAGTGGCTTTTTTAACGTTGGGGGATATATCCGTCCACGTTTTACCTATATCAATTTTTGCACGTTCAAAAACCGCTTGTATAACCGTACCCATTAACTGTACGCTTGTAACAACATTATCTTTAAACGCTTGTACTGGCTCACTAGACCATACTTTTTTTATTACCTCGCCAACACTCTCAAAAGCCTTTTTCATTTTTTGGGCTATTTCGTCAGCCTTACTACTTATGTTGTCAAAAATAGAATAGTCATACTCGGGTATATCAAAGTCAAAGCCTCCGCCACCAGCACCACCACTACCGCCACCACCATTACTGGTTGGCTCGGTTAATACGTTCATTTCGTCAAAACCAGCAAGAGTATTTTTTAATTTTTTAGCGTTCTTATCAGCATTGGCGATACCGTCAGCCATATCGGTAGCACCGCCACCAGCCTTTACCATACTCTCAGCCATACTACTACCCATTTTAATACCAAACAATTTACCTACCCAAGTAACCGCCTCAATTAACAACTTAACAAAAGCGTTTAAGTAAGGTAAAACCGCTTGTAATACTGGTATAAATAATTGACCGAACGTTTGTGATAATGTTTTAACACTATCTTTTAGCATACGCATTTGAGCGTTTGGTGTTTCTAGCGTATCCGCTAAATATCCTTGCATATTACCCGTTTGTTGCATTATAGCAATATAACGAGCATACACTTTTTGTTGCTCTGTAAGTTCAGCACCCGTTTTGGCTATACCATTGGCGTACGCAACTTGTTTTATGGTAGTGTCATTAACCAATATACCCAGTTGTTTTAACGCCATAGCGTTACCAGTCAAACCACTTTGTAATTTGTCTAAAGCCTCGCTACTTGATATATTCCAAAAAGCACCCATATCTTGCGATAATGTGGCTAAACTTTTTGACATTTTATACGCACTTTCACTACCAACGCCCATAGCGGTAGTAGTGTTATATAATGTACTTATAAATTGTCGCATTTCGCTACGACTAATACCCATTTTAACTTTTAGGTCTTCTGTATAGTCGCGTGTTGCGTCTTTCCAGTCGCCCATAGTTTTTAGGTAGACTGTATCACCAGCCACATAGTCCATAGCACTTTTTATTGTACTTTGTAAGAGTTTCCCTATACCTAAAGCAATAATACCTTTTTTAAGCATACTAAAAACGCCTAGCATTTTGCTAGACGTTTGAGTAGCGGTTTTTTGTAAGCCCGTTATTTCTTGTTGGGTTTTCGCTATCTCTTTACGCAAACTGTCAGTATTAGCCGTTATCAGTACTTGTAACTCGTCTACTGTCATTTATAACACCTCCCATAAACAAAGTATTAAGACGTGCTATTTTTTCCATATCGTCCGCCGTTTGTGGCGGTTGTTCTTTTTGTTCCTCAACAATATCTAACGCTGGTTTTTGTGGGTATTCTTTTGGGTTATTAACTGCAAAACCAATATACTTACCTAAAACATAATTTAACCTATCTTGTAGACGTGCGTTTTGCTCGTCTTTTTTTAGGTATGCTTTACAGTGCTTAGCATATTGTTTGGGTGTTAAACTCCAAAAATAATGGAGGTCAAGACCCATAAAAATTGCCTCCTCCTCCATATCACGCCACTGGTTACCAAACGTTATAGGTTGTCGATTTGCTCGTTCGCTTGAGTTAGATATTTCGCTTTTTTCTCCCTCAGTTTCGCTATATCCAACTCCCTCGATAAAAAACCGCCGTCCACCAACGCCTCAGTTATATCAAATAATAACTCGTCCTTATCTTTTTCTACTAAGTACGCGTCAATGATTTCAATAGCCTTTGGTCTATTAACACCTACGGTACCGTCCTCATTTTGTAAGCCTTTCATAATCATTAAGGCTAAATTGTTTATTGTATTATCAGCAATACAATTTTCAATAGGCAAACCTTTTGCCTTTTCTATGTCGTCAACTCTAGTTGCGTTATACTTTAAAACTAATTTTTCCATATTTTTTATATCCTCCTATTAAATTGGTTTTTAAATAAAAAAAGAGGGGCTAGTTACCCAGCCCCGTTAATTAACTACTTGCTGGTGTATATACTGGTAGCCCAGTTATCCTAAGTGTTGCACTAAAACCAACTTTACCGTCAGTTGTAGCCTCAGTTGTTTTAAACGACTTAATAAAAGCGTCAAAAACCCACTTAGCACCGCTTGGGAATTCTACCGTCCATTTTTCAGTTGCACTGGCTTGTATTAAAGCCATCATTTTTACAACTGTGTTCTCGTCATCAGCCTTTTTAATATAACCCGCAATAGAACACTCACCAGCGTCTAGGTCACCAGCCATAAACTCTTTTGCTCTATCGGGACTATCTAAAGTGGTAATATCTTCCTCGCCAATTTCAAGCCCTATTTCACCAATAGACGTAAGAGAGCCAACTTTCCAGTCCTCAGTTTCGCTACCATTTTTCTTTTTGGTTAGCGTAGTGCCTATTGCTTTAATATCTTTGTTAGAAAAAGCCATATTATCTACCTCCTTTTTGTGATAATAATAAAAATAAGTAGGGGGTACCTACTTAACAAACCTAGTACTAATATGGTAAATGTTTTTATCTACATTTGGTACGTCAGTACTAAAGTTTAATTTGTAGCCATTGTGACGCATTAACGCCTCAATTTCGCTTAACATACTACTAGCCTTTAAACTTTCCTCAGCCCATATATCAATAACAATTACTATATCTTGGTATAGTATTTCATTATCTAAGTCAACATTAACGCTATTATCACCAACCCTAAATGTTATTGCTGGTAACTCATTAAATACCGCCTCGTTTGACTGTGATATTGTATAAGGTAACGTTTTTAAAATATTTAAAATATCTTTTTTTGGTAAATACATAATTAACCACCTCCAATAGACTTACGTAACAACTCATTGTAACCGTTGTTAATCAGTTTATTTATTTTATCCTTATTAAGGTGTAACGCTGGATACATAAACGGTCTAGCCACCATACCCTCAGTATAGTAAAAGGTTTCGCCATTATCGGGCGTATAAACCCAACCAGTGTCGCGGTATTCTAAGGTAAGCCCCTTAACCTCGTAAGGGTAAGTGCCTTTGCCGTTAATACCAGTACCAAACTCAATAAAAGGGGCGTACTCTTTAGCCGTATAAACTTTACCTATAATGGTTTTACCCTCAACTTTTACGCTAGGGTGTATACTTGCACGTAGTCCACCGTCTTTAACGTGACATAGCGTCTTGGCTTGAGCCTCCACAATTAAAGTAGCCTTATTTATTAAAGGTACTAAGTCAGCCGTTTTAACATTTTCCAAACGCCTTATAAGGCGGTCAATATTTTTAATTTCAACTTTTGCCATATTTACTAGCAACAATACGGCGGTGACTATCTCTAGGCTTAGCGTCAGTAACCACGTAAGTAACACCAAGATAACTAATTAAGTCGTTTATCTCAACGTCACTATAATTTGTGGTAATAACTACGTCTATATGGTAGTCCAAACCGTATTCCTCTTGTATTTCTTTTGAAACACTAAAATTAACATTACCTTTAAAAGTATTTGATACAATACCCGCCACCGTTTTAACTCCACCCTCAGCGTCTTGGGTTTCTATTTTTTCGTGAATACTTAAAACCTTATCATAAAAGGCGGTGGCTATATTATCTTTAAAACTATTTGGGACTAACAACCTTTATCCTCCTATAACGGCTAAGTAAACCTACAAAACCACCAAACAACTCATTATCAGTTGTTGACGCTAGGTAGTTTTTAATTTTATTGGAGTAAGATATAGACTGTCCGTTGTCACTTATACTAGAAACAAAACTGTCAGCGTCAGTATTGTTTTCGTTTTTCTTGTACTTGGTAAAAATACCACTTACAACGTCCGCAACAATACGCTCAAACTTTTTATCTAGTTTGTCGTGTCCCAAGTATAATAAGGCACGGTCTATTACAACCTCAACGCTATATGTTAATAATTCTTTGTCATTTTCGCCAATAGCCTTATTAAACTTTTTAACGTAGTCCTCGATTATTTGTACTTGTGTTTTTTCGTTATCGTCCATATTTACCACCTCCTAGTTATAATTGGACTGGGTAACTTAATTACTCAGCACTTGTATTGTCAGCAATAAGTTTTTCTAGGTCAGCCTTTTTAATGTTACTTTTAAACTCAAGCCCCATATTGGTTGCTTTTTGTTTTAAGTCATTATAAGATAACCCGTTATTACTAACCCCGTTTAATACCTCATACATAGCGGGGTTATTTTTATATTCGTCAATAACCATTTTAGACTTAGGTATTTCAATAATACCTAGTAACTTATTTTTAAATCTCATTTTAAAATACACCTCTTTCATATAATATTTTTACTTATTAACCGTCTATTTCTTCAGTTTCATTTGCAATAAACTTGATTAAGTCAGGCATTACACCCTCACAACCATAGTCATAGAAGAAACCGTCAGCGGTTGCATTTGATAACGGTATAGTACCGTTAGCGTCATATTGGTCGACATTAACTGGCTCAGCCACGCTTTCCTCAACCATTACAATAACTTTTGCCTCATTTGGTATATATACACTTGAGTAATACATAACCCTGTTTCTTTTACCAAACTCCTCAATACTTGTATCTACATTAGCGTTACCAGTTTGAGTATCTAAATAATCTCTTATTTCTTGATAAACAACTGGGTCACAAACAACGTTAATTAACGCTCTTGGTACACCATTAACAAACTGGTTTTTAGTTTTTTCAATACTTAAAATAACCTCGTCAATTTGTTTAATAGTTTCACTTGCGGTAGGTATAACCTCAGTACCCACGTCATACGCTTTTTGAAAAAATGTTGTTTCTAATTCACGTTCCATAGCAAGTTGCATATTTCTTTTTTCACGTGTCATTAAATTAACAATACCAATTCTTTTTAAGTCGTATTTTTCAAACTCTTTTAAAAGTTCGCGGTTTTTATCCAAAGGCACTGGTACTGGTTTTAACTTAGTAGTATCCGCCTTACCATTTCCTCTAGCCGTCCCGTATGGTTTACTTGACGCATTTTCAATACGGTTTGCCTCGACACTACCAGCACCAAAGTCACCGCTTAAATGTTTATTTTTTAATAATGTAGATATAGTATTTTTTTGTACGTTTTCGATTATTTCGCCGTAAATCTCGGCTAATTTTGCTTTTACGTTTGTACCCTCAGTTTGGTACACGTTTAACGCATTAACTCTTGACATAATTATCAACCTCCTTATTTGTTTTTTTGTTATGTCTTAATTTTTAGAAATGACTAGGCATTTCTTTTGGTTTAGGTGTATCTTGAGAATTACTAAAGTCCTCAATAGGTGTGCCTTTTAATTTGTTAGTTACCCCGTCCTCAACGGCTTTACTAAACTCTTTGGCTAGTATTTCAATATTGTCTTTCATTTTAGTAGCGTCAATATCGACTACAAAGTCCACCAATTTAATAGGTATATGCTTATCAAGTAGCATATCTTGAGCCTCAATGCGTCTTTCACGTAAAGTAATATTACGCTCTTTTTCTTGCATTTCAGCCTCACGCTTAGTACGTTCCTCTTTTTCTTTTTCCTCTTGAGTTAGTTTTGCCTTACGTTCAGCCTCAGCAATAGCATTACTTACAGCCTCTTGTATAATTGTTTCGTTTTTGGTGTTAATTTCTTTAACACGTTCGCCAACAATAGCATTTACCTCGTCTTGAGTAAAAGTTTTTTTAGTATCCGTACTATTACCACCTTTTTTATCCTCCGTTGGTGTAGTTGTACTAGGTGTAGCGTCAACCACTGGAGTATCTTGTTTGTTATCTTTATCCATAAAAATAACCTCCTTTATCCGCTTAACGCCCGTCGGCTTATATATGAAAAAACACACCTATAAAAGTGTGTCAATTCCAAAGTGATTTTAGGGCTATTTATCATAGTCCTTATAAGTGGTGTATTTTATTACACCGTTAGAGCTGGTACGTTGTGTAGGCATAAACTCGTCACCAAAGTACGCCATTACTGTACTACGACAATTTGGGTGTAGAGGTGGATAATTTTCACCCTCAACACGTTTACTCATTAGTATTTTTTTACCGTCTAATTTTTGACACATTTCACTTGTACGATTATCCAACGTTGCCAAAAACACATAAGTATCAACACCCATTTCCTTATAAGCCTCATACTCTGCTTGGTTATGAAAATGGTTACCCTCAGTACGTATTAACCTATCAGCATAATACTTATTAACACCAAACGCCTCGCGTATATCTCTACTCATTTTGTCATAAGAGGCACCAGTAATTACACCACGACTTAATATATTGCCTAGTTTATCGGCTAGTAAGTCGGTGTTTTTCCATATAGTAGTACTATAATTGCTACCACCAACCCATTTATAATTAAGTACTTGGTGTATGGTTTGCTCGTCTAACTGGTTAAAGCCTATAACCTTATCCAGTCCTTTAGCCGTATCATAAATGGTATTATTAAAACTGTTTTTTAGTATATTTTCATAAGTAGCGGTATTTATTGCGGTTTCTTTAATACCAATATCCTTAGCCTTTATATATAACTCACCCTTTAACTGTTCTAGCCTAGTTATACGTGATTTATAATTATTTTTTACATATTGTTTTAGGTTTTTACCCTCTAAAGTTTGCCAAAACTTATCGGTATCTTTTTTACTTAATAGAGTACGTAAAGTTTGTTGGTCTAATCCAGTATCTTTGGTGTAATTTTTATACACATTGGTTATCATTTTATCAATATCTTTGTTAGCCTCAGCATATATACCTAAAACCTTTTTTATTTGTGCCTCACTGTAACGCTCAGCCTCAGTCATACGTTGTAGTGACCTTTTTCGCCAATATTCTACATTAGTCGGCATTTTACAACACCTCCTTACTCAATATTGGTACCAGCGTCCACATTACCACCCGTATTGGTTGTTATGTTAGCGTCATTTATTTCGTTATTTGCATACGCTGGGTCATAAGAGGGGGTGGGAGGCGTGTTTGTTTCCTCAGCCTCCGCAATTTCTATGGTTTCTTTAGCGTCTTTAATAAATGATAATTGACCGACTAGCGTTTCTTTATCAACAATACCAGTTAAATTATTTATCATTTGGCTTATTTCAAAGTCGTTTTGTGGTAGGTTACGTTTAAATACTGCGTCTAACTCCTCAAGTGGTATTTTTACCATTTGTGACTTAGTAATTAAAAAGTTATTATATAACTCGAAACGTTCCATTAAACCTTTTTCAAAGTGACGCTCTTTATTACTTATGTTTTGCTCGAACGCCAACAACTTATACTTAATAGCAACACCACTTGAGTTACCAATAAAGTTGGTATCACTCATATTTGGTACCATACTAATTTTATGTATGTCGTTTTCAATAGTTTTACGTAGTACGTCCGTGTCAGCCTCGTTAAGCGTTTTAATTAAATACTTAACGTCACCGTCAGCGGGTATACCAGCAAGTACTCTATGCTCTTTTAACTGTTTTACTTGCTCGTCCGTAAAGTCCATATTTATTAAACATAATATAGCGTCTACCAGTTGCTCTTTATCATTAACGCGGTCACTTTGTAATAAGTTATATGCGTCAATAAGGGTAGTAACTGGCTCAAAGTCACCTAAGTAGTCGGGGTTGTTGCGGTATTGTATTAAAGGCACCGCACCAAAAGAGTGAGGTTTGTCATTTTTTATTTGTTTTAAGTTTTCCTCGCCTTTAAGTTTATACTCACGGGTAACTTTTGCGTCACAATAAATAACCTCGTAATAGTCCAGTTTATCCTCTTTCATTACCGCCCTATAAATAATACCAAAAAGTTTTTTATGCTCTAGGGTAGTATCATAAACTAGGACGCAATTACGGTTGTCTATTTCAGCACTACGAGGCTCAGCCTCCTCATTAGCGTATACATACTCATATTGTAGCCCAAAAATACCCACGTCCTTAGCAATTTCACTGTCTAAATCGTTTATTGTTTGTTGCTTATATGCGTCTACTACTGGTTGTATTTCGTAGCCCTCTGTAACTTGGTACTCAACGGGGTTACCCATTAAGTAACCATAGTTTGTATCTACAATATACTTAGCGTGGTTTATCATAACCTTATTATTACTTAAACCCTCCACCTTTTGGCGGTCTAAAATTGCTTGTATACCAATATAGTACGCCTCCATACGGTCGTAGCGGTCTTTTAAGGTTTCATTATGGGTAATAATATCCGTTATTACTTTAGCGGTTATATCCGTACCTTTTTTTAATGTATACATTTACTCACCTCCAATAAGTTTTTTTTATTCCTTTAATTAAATTAACACCAGCGTCCGTCTTATCACGTATTACTGGTGTCCTAGTACCTTTTATATATTTGTTTAGTCCATACCTCATAGCGTCTATGGTATGGTTAAATGTATCTACTGGGGTATTTACATACTCACCAGTTTTTTTATCTTTTTTCCAAGTGTAATTGTCTAACTCCTCAATAGTTTTAAAGCAACGCTCGTCTACTATTAACTCGTATTGAAGTATCCATTGTATACCGTGTATTACACTGTCTTTACCTTTAATGGTAGCCTCAATATTAACACCTTTGTTACGTATCTCGGCTATACTTTTTGGCTCGGCACTGTCCCCAAAACTCTTATCTTTACTAAGTCCTAAGTCTTGCATTACCTCCGCAATTTCGTCATTTATCATACCCCTACGTACGTACTCGCCAACTATATATATACGTTTTTTAAACTTATCTATATAGCCCCATACAATAGCACTAGGGTCATTAACATACCCAAAGTCTAAACCTATCCAACGAGGTAAACCGCTAACGTGACTATCACGTATAATTTTAGTTTTATATGCTGGGAATATTAACTTATCTAGGGTTGCAAACTCGCCTAGTGTATATATCTTGTAGTATGCTGGGTTACGGTGTTGTAAGTTTTCCAACTCGGCTACATAGTCAGCACTTAAAAACCTATTATCTTTGTAGGTGGTTTCCGTTATACGTGCATTTAAAGGGGCGTTGCCAGTAAAAAAGTAATCATATACCCAGTTCTTTTTTGATATAGGGTTAAATAATAAATATATTTGTGGGTATTCAACCAACGCCCTAAGACGTAAGTTTAATTGCGTAAACTCGTCCTCTATAAGCTCGGTTGCCTCCTCAATAATAATATCGGTTATACCGTCAATACTTTTTATTTTTTCCTCATCATCTAAGCCTTTAAAAATAAAGGTAGAGCCGTTGGGTAGTTCTATCTCAAAGTCACTTTTATTTATTTTACATTGGTCGTAATAGCCACTATTTTTTAAATGTGTTATAATCAAAGACCATATACTGTGCTTTATTGTACGTTGTATCTTACGTATAACCAGTATTTTACGTTTGTATTTTAAGGCTTTAAGTAACACCTTTTGAGTAGCCCCATAAGACTTACCACTACCAGCACCACCCTTATAAACCTCAAACCTAAAACTATAATCGGTTAAATGTTGCAATATCCACTCGTTAAATATTTTTTTACTTAATTTTTTAGCCATTTTATCACCTTACAACTGTATTTATAACTGTATAAGCATAAATACAAATAACAAAAACGCCTATTTTACGGCGTTTTTTATCGTTTTGGGTTTGGTTACTATAACCAATTAGTCCTCAATATACCAGTCAGTATCAACCTCTTTTATTTCTATTTCTTCTTTTGGTTTTTCGCCAATAGTGTCGCGTAAAAGTTCAAAGGCTTTCGTGTCGCCTTTTAATGCTTTTTGAAACATAGAAATTATTAAAGCCATTTGATTATCAATATCTTTGTCGTCAATACCCAAAGCCTTTATTTGTTCTTTACTATTTTTATTAACTAAAGGTAACTCAAGTAATTGTTGTATTTGTTCTCGCATTTTTTTACGTTCGCGTTTTGCCTCAACACTAGCCTTACCACCAATACTACCAATTTTCTGTGCTTCGTCAGTGCTTAGGTTTCTATTTTTACCCATACGAGTTAAGTTTTCTACATTAGCCATTTTAATAATCACCTCCATTTGTGACGGTATTGTTACACAACAACTGTCACATAATTTTTTGTTAATTTTGCTGGGGTTACAATACTTTTTATAATACTGTTACTTATATATAGTAATTTTTCTTTAATATTAGAGAGCATTTACTTAAATGATAACTACCCATAATACTAGAAAATTAAAATTACTGTCACAACTGTCACAAAAAACCGCTTACACCCCAGTAACACTGGCTTTATATGTTGTGACAGTAATTGTGACACATAAGTTTTTTACTGTCACATTATAATTAAAGATGGAGCGGTAGGGTTGGAGTTAAACCACCATTACTTATAGGATATAAGCGTTTTATCATTAAACTACTACCGCATAAAAAAAGGGTTATTTTTTTTCACCCTTATACATACCAATACCCAACTCTTTTATTTTACTAAAAGGTATAATGGGTACGTCTAATTTACAATTTTTATCTATTAAATAAACATACCTTAATTGGTAGCCGTCTAAAGCCTCCCAAGTTCTAAAACGTTTACTTATTCCTAAGTGGTGGGCTTGTATTACGTGCATAGGCTCACCAGTGCTAGGGTTTATACGTAAGGCGGTATTTTTACTTATACCAGTTAGTATAAAATTACTAGCCCTATAAATACACCCGTCCCCGCATTGTGTAGCGTCAGCAAAACTAACTACCCAACGTATATGTGGGGCGTTTTTACGTATTAACTTTATAGCCATAGCAATACAACGGCTTTCACTATTTTTAGGTAGTATATCGTCAAACGCCATACGGTTAAGTTCTATAAACTCGTTCCATTTGGTACCCTCAACAATACGCATTGTACCTTTTTTATTTATACTAGCACCAAAACTTAAAACACCGTGTAATTGACCTTTATAAAAACAACCAAAGTGTAAGGTAGAGTTTTGTACTACCTTACCGCTATAATGGTGTTGCTTAACAAACTCGTTAGCAATTTTACTGGGTATAACTTTTAATATTATTTCCTTAACCATTGTGTCACCAATAAATATAAAGCGTTACCATTTGTATTATCATTAAAATAATGGGAATAGGCTTTATATTCTTCCGTGTTTTTAATTTGTGTAATAGCGTCTTTTACACTGTCTAGTTGGTCTTCCGCTAGGCTAAATGTTATGGTACATAAATTACCTTTGTCACTATCACTTAGAGTAAAACTATCGCCTAAGTCGTCCGTGTTTAAAATATCAAAACCAAAGTCAGCCATTTCAATATCTAAAATACTACCCAACTCAACTTGTAACATACCAATATCAAAACCCGTATTCATTGTTAATTTATTATGGGCTAAAATGTAAGCCTTTTTTTGTTCTTCCGTTAAATGGGTTAGCCTTATAACCTCACACTCAGTATACCCAAGTTGTTTTAGTGCCTCAAACCTACCGTGACCCTCAATAATAACATTGTTTTGGTCTATTGCTATGGGGTCGTTATTACCAAACGCTTTAATAGACTTTTTAATTTGTTCTATATGTTCTTTAGGGTGTAGTTTAGCATTGTTTTCATAAACTTTTAATAAGTTAATATTAAGTTTTTCTATTTGCATAATACACCTCCTATTTTTTATCTATTTTTACGTCAGCCTTTGGGGTTTCTTTTTCAATAACTATTTCGTACTCAGTACCAAAAAGTTTAATAATAATTTTACCCTCTTTGTTAGGTGTAACTTTTATTGTTTGCATACAATAACCTCCTTTTAGGACAATATAAAACACCCCAAACGTTGGAGTGCCTTAGTATAATACCTCTAGTATACAGTATACGATAAAGTTTACTAGCATTTCACTAGCATATTTAAAAAAAGATAAAGAAATTGACAAAAGAGAGTTTACAACTACCACAATTTGTGGTAGTATCTTCTTAAAGGGAGGGAATATTATGAGAAAAATAACACTAAGCGAATTACTAGCAACAAAAGTTGAAACATTTACAATAAAAGATAATAGCCCAAGAGGGGCAAAAACCATTAGTGCCTCACAATTAAAAGTTGGCGATATGGTAGCATTAGAAAATACTTTTAAATTAGTTGTTGAGGGATAAAGGAGGATATTATAATGTATGAGTTTACAAAAGGCGATTTATTATACGTACAAAGTTTAATTGGCGATATGCTAAATGTAACTTTAAGAGATAATAATACTATAATGGATACTCAAGTTAAAACAAATAGATATATACACGGTGGTATTATTAACCTTAGCCCTAAGTTTCGTAATGAAATAGAAACATACTTTGCTAAAATGGGTAAAGTTTGTTGGAATAACACTGGGTCTACTTGGTGGATAACGGAGGGGGTGAAATAATGAAATATGAAGATAGAGATATAGCGTGTGACTTTTGCGGTGAGAAAAAACCAACGGCAATAACTCAATATGGTACGTCACATTATAACCGCGTTATTTGTAAAGAGTGTACCGATAAAATTAACGCCGAACATAAAGCAATAGACGGTGTAGAAAACATTGTTGAAAAAAGTACAAAAAATTACACGGAGGATAAATAATATGGAGGGTTTATTAGAATTAAAAAAATATTTACAGTACAGTATCAAAGAGGCAAAAAAAGACTGTACCACCGCATATTATAGCCTACCAATTTATGAGGAAATACTATGCGAATTAAATGTAATTATGAAAAAGGAGGGTAAGAAAAATGAAAAATAAAAACCCTAAATGTTGTATATGTGGTAATGAGTGTGAAAATGAGTGGGGAAATAACCCAGCACCGTTGCCAGTTAAAAAGAATGACGTATGTTGTGACGAGTGTAATGCAAATATAGTTGTATGGGCTAGACTAAACCCCGACTTAGGTTTTATTAAAGCATTTTCAAAAATAAATATAAGCGGTATTTGTGAGGAGTTAGGTATTGACCGTGCTAACTTACTAAAAGGCAACACCTCAGCAACTAACTATAAAAAAGTTAGGGACGCTATACAAGAAAAATTACAAAAACTACCCTAGTAAGGAGGTATATAATGAAATATATACACTACGGACATAAAAACTTTGATATTAAAAAGTTTGATAAAATAGAAAACCGCCCTTTAAGTGTTAAACCTTTAGGCGGTTTTTGGGGTAGTCGTGAGGATACCGATATTGGTTGGCTACAATGGTGTACTGGTAATGAGTTTTGTATGGAAAGATTAGAAACGTCTTTTACTTTTACATTAAGTAAAAATGCTAAAGTATTAACCATTGATAATTTTACCCAATTAAAAGATTTACCATTGAATACGGACAGTCCTATTGACGTACCTATGAGTTGGGTTACTTTAGACTTTGAAAAACTTGCAAAAGAATATGACGCAATAGAGGTATTGTTGAGTAAAGACTGGAATAAATTATACTTTGGTTTATACGGTTGGGACTGTGACAGTATTTTAATTTTTAACCCCAGTATTGTTATTGAAGAAAAATAAAAAACTACCCCAGTAATGAGGTAGTTTTTTAGTTAATAATCAATAGCCTTAGCACAACACTCATTTACACAAGCCCCGCACTCAATACATTTGTCATAATCAATAATAATTTTTCCGTGTGTTTCAGTTTCACAGTCACAACCACAACCACAGTCATTAGATGTATCCGTGTTACAACCACAATTAACATTTTTGTCTAAAATAGGCTCGTCAACCTCTATGTAACTAATTGCATTAACGGGACATATTTTAATTACCTTACACCCGTTTTTACTTGCACCACATTTACTATCGTTTATTATAGGTTTCATATAAATACCTCCTTACAACTTATATAGTCATTATACTACTAAAAAAGGAAATATTATATATTTACTCCACAATTTCATTAAAGAAATAATCGTCACTTGTCAGCATATCCGCTGGGACTGGTTTTGTGTCTAAGTAAATTATTTTAGTATCAATTATACCGACTGTGGTAATAAAGGTATCACCCTTATAAACCTCAAACTTAGTGCCGTTTTTAATTTCTAAGGCTTTTACCTTATTTGTAAACTCGTTAGCGTTCATTATATCACCTCCAGTTTTTTTATTTCTTTTTCTATTTTAGGATAATAAACACGCCATATAGTAGACACGTCTTTATTAACCTCAAAACTTACGTGGTCTATACCACTTGTTATACCTCGACCCTCAACAACAATAGCGTAATATAGTTTGTATTCAATATTTTTCATAGTTTTTAAATTATACTCCATAAGGTTTAAGTAGTATTTTAATTTACTAACTACGTTTTGTTGTTGTTCTAAATCTTGCTCTAAAGATAAACCGTTTTTGCGTTTCTTGGTTAATTGGTGTATATAGTCAGCCATTTTATCTTTATTAACATTACTTTTTTGTATTTTAATATCGTCTAACTTAGGTATTGATACACTACAATAGCGTACAAATAATTCCTCTTTTTTATCCATTAAATAGTTTAAGCGTGTTTGGGCTATTTCTAACTCGTTTTTTGTATCCCCATAATTACGTATTGCTATCATAGTTTAACCTCCTCCCGTATAAAGAATTTTTTATCTACAATTTCTTTTAATTGGTTAGGTGTAAAACACTCTTTATAAAGTGGTATAAGTTTAACGTCTTGACCCAGTTGTATAACTCTACTAATTTGATATAAAATAAACCTCTTATAGTTTTTAATAGGTGTTACGTCTAGGTAGACAATTTCACCGCTCAAATATTTTTTAACTATCATAATTTTTACCTCCTTATTTTTTACACCAGTGACACTGTTTACTTTTACCGTCTTTAGATACGTGCCATAATGTAAAACGGTGACAGTTGGGACACCTTTGTTTTGGTGTTTTACCCCATACGTCTTTAAGTATTTGTTTATCTTGGTTGGCTTGTATTTTTTTTGCAAAACTACCCATTGTTTTTATCCTCCTTAACATAAACGCGGGGGCGTTTCCACACACCCATAATTTTAGTGGCTCGTGTTATGCTTTTAATACCAAACTCTTTATTAAGCGACATACCAAGTCGCCTTTTATCGGGTTTAAAGTATTCACCGCTACCTTTTAAAAACTCCTCAAAGGCTTGATAAACTACGTCTACAAGTTGGTTTTCTATATTTTCAATACCGTACTCGTCCACAAACTGTAATATAGGGTTTGTTTCATATTTGTATAACTCTTTTTCTTTTTCGATAATATCGCAAGTAGTAAAGGCACGGTTTTTTAATACTCGTTTAATACCGTCTACGCCAACTTTAATAGCGTACTCCAACACCTCAGCATTTTTAAGTTTGCTTTTTAAATGTGGGTCAGTTTTTTTATTTGCTTTATCAAAGTAATTCCTAAATGGTACAAACAAAAACCTTTTATCAATAACCGCACCAGTATCGTCAATAATACGTGGTCTATCATTAGCACTAAAATATAATTTACAAGTGCTGGTATATGTAATAGGGTCTTGACCTTTTTTCTCAAGTTGTATTTTTTCGCCAGTAACTAGGTTTTTAAATACGTCCGTTGCTTTTACAGTATCATTGTTAATATCGTCACCAATATTGGCTAACTTACCGTATACGTCAAAGTTTTTAAACCTAGTATTAAGGTCTTGTAATTTAACACTACTATAATTGTGGTCGCCTAAAACCTCTTGTAATAGGTAGTAAAACTTACTTTTACCATTATCCTTACCACCAGTAAGCATAAAAGCCGTACTAATATCATTACTACGGTAAAAAGTTAGCCCTATCATTTCCTCAATAAGTAATCTAATATCTTTACTGTAATTACCGTTTGTATCGGTAGCCCAGTCGTTTAAAATATTATCTAAAAACTCACTTGTAGCATTTTCATTATAGTTATGTGGTATTTTATTTGTAATAATAATGCTGGGGTCATAACCTAGTAGTTGGTTAGCCCCTAAATGATATATACCATTATTAAACGCTATATATTGCGGGTCGGCTTGAGGCTGGTTTTCTAAGTTTAATATCTTTAGCATTTTTAAAACCTCAGTACGGTTACTACTTTTAATATCGGGTATGTGTCTTAACATAGCATTCTCGATATAGTCAGCACCGCTAACATATACGCCGTCTTTATAAATATGTAATTGGTCGTTTATCTTACAAACATAGTCCTCTTTAATTAAATACTCAGCGAACTTTTGGGGGAGGAGGGTTGTACCCTCTTTACCGCCAAAAAAAGCGGGTTTAGTTTCCAGTTGTTTATTGTAAATACTTTCAACTATGTTTTGTAATTCTTTATCTTGTAATTTATCTTTAAATACATAAGTGTTTATAAAATTACTAACACTGGTAATATCAATGGGGTATGTTTCCTTAACGCAACATAAGTGTTTAAATATTTCGTCATTTCTACCGTCACCGTCACTAAGACATAACATATTTGTTTTATTATTTTTTAACATAGGGTAAAGTAACGCTGGTAACTCGGGTAAGTTGTTTAAGTCCAAGTTATCTAAACTGTCGCTCATTGTACGTAGTTTGCCGTTGTCTTTAATTTTTACGTATGTACCAGTTTTATAATCTACTTGAAAACCACCAACACAATTATTTTTAGTCCAGTTTTTAATCATTAAACCAGTTGGTCTTTTGTAATATAAATGTTTACCTCTTGAGGTTTCAACATTAAAGGTAGGTGTAAGGGTTAAAAGTTGGTTTATTATTTTTTCGTGTTGTTCTCTTTCCTCTTGGTTGTGTCCGTCAATATCAACTACAACAACTTTGTTAGTTATTTTTAACCCCGCCGTGTCTAATTTTTCAAGTGAGGTATAGTGGCTGTCTTTTTCAGCGGGACGCTTACCACCGTCAACTAATTTTATATACTTTAGCATTTAACCACCTCCTTAATATAGGTTTTTCTTGCATAACTCAATATAGTATTTAAGGTCTAACTTTGTTTTATCAAAAGTACTTATATCCTCGTTATGTATAATGTTATGGTCGCTTGTAAGTGCTATTCTTTGGTAACTGGTACCTTTACGTTTATATATACCCCAGTATGTATGGTCGTTAGTAGCAAAAACCCTATTAACTTTTTGGGTTTGTATATACCTAGTGTTACCCTCATTACCATACTCGTAAAAAATACCGTCATAACTCATACCAGCCTTAGCGATAATTTGAAACGCACTAAGGTCATTGTTTTGGTAACACTCAATAACGGTATCGCTAACACTTTTACCGTGTATATAATAATTAACCAAAGCCTTATCAATAATAGTTAAAGTGTTTTGCTCGTACCCAGCCTTATCATACTTAGCAAAACGACCTTTAGCCTTTATTTTTCCGTTTTCAAATAATATAGCGTAGTTATTAACGTCCCTTTGGGCTATTTTAGTTATTTTATCTACGTCAAACCCTAAATTAAAATACTTACCAAACCCATTTATTACACCCATTATTAAGTCGTAATTTTTTGGCTCATATTTTATAATGATACCGTCAGTGTTAGACTGTATAAGGTAAGCATAAGGCTCAATTACTTTTATAAGTTCTATAATTATAAGTTGACCGTTAATACATATATTGTTGGCTTGTTTAGGGTCAAAGAGGGCGTTGTATTCATTTTTCATAGCCCCAAAAGTTGCATTAAGTAGTATTTTATAAATGTATTCTCTAGCGTCTTTGTTTTTCTTTAACTCAAACCTTTTAGTGCGTAAGTCCTCATACAACTTAGGCTCGTCACTATTTCTACTCATAAAGTTATTGTTAATAATTAAACTTGGGTAGTAACTGGCTACGTCTATTTGTAGGTAATTACCAGTGCCGTTATATTTTTCAATAGCACCGTGTAAACCGCCAAAGGCTACCACGTGGGGTACACCAGCAATAGTGATTTCCAGTTTTCTTTTTTCTATTTCTTCGTGTGGCTCACCATTTTTGTAGTCGCTTTCCGCGTCCTCAAAAAACTTTTTAACCTCACTAGGTATTAAGTCCCAGTTTATATGTTGGTCGTAGTCAATACATAGTCTATCTTTTGGGAGTGCCTTTTTACTACATTTCAATACTTTACTTGATAATATAGCCCTAGTTTTTTTAACGTTATATGTATTAAGCCCAAACTCGTTTACTATTTCAAACTTAGCCATAAAGTAGTCTTTACGTTTGTTGAATAATAACTCAGTATCGCGTACGTCATTTTTACAGTATTCTATAAGTTGCAACAATTCCTCTTTTTTTAGTGGTCTATCTATATTAAAGTCAATGGGTGTTTCAACTATACTCATACCTAAATTGGCTTGGCTGGACTTTAATCCAACACCCAACGGCAACTCTTGTATAACGTCTAGCGTAATAAGGTTAAGCCTATTTTTAACTCTATTTTTTTTGGCTATTATTTCTTGGGTTATAGTGTATGGGTTTTTATCCATTAGTAACCCAGCCAGTACAATATCGTCATAATGGTAGTTGTTAAAGCCTACAAGTATATCCGTTTTATGCTGGTCTATGTAGGCTTTTAACAATTCTTTATCATTATGTATAACGTTATAACTATCACCCGTTTTAAAAACTATTATCCAGTCGTATTTTAAACATTCTATATCGTAAGTGATAATCATAAGCCACCACCCTTAAAACGGTAAGTCGCTAGGCGTAACTTTGTGGTTAGCAAAACCGCTTTTAGACGTAGTTTGTTTTACTATTGCATTGGTACCACATAAACTTTGTAGAGCCTCGCTTAAAGTAGTTAAGTTATTAAATGCCTCAAGTGGTAACTCATAGCCAAACTCGTGGGCTAACTTAATTAAACCTTTAATACTACGCTCAGTTGTTTTGTCAGTGAAAAAGTAATTGACAAATAAGAAACGCCCAGCACTTTCACCGTCTAAAATACTAAATTGTAGGCTTATCCACTTAGTACCTTTTTCAGTACTTACACGGTCTTTAACCTCCTCAAGTAAGCAATAGTATTCGCCGTCCTTAATATCCTCAAAGTCGTCAGCACTATCAACGGCTGGGTTAAAGTTTTCCATAACTTTACCCGCAATATTTAATAAATCGTCCATAATTATTTATCCTCCTTTTTAATTTGTTTTTTAAAATCTTTAATTCTTTTGTTTTGTTCTTTTTGCTTTTTGTTGTCGTACTCTAGGCGGTCATATTTAAAAGCAAAATATACAACCAGTGACATAAATATAAATATCAGTACAATTATTCCAAAAATAAACTCTAACACGCCCATTACTCGGTTACCTCCTCAGTTGGTGTAACTGGTGTAATTGGTGTAAGTTTTTTTGCAATAGGTTTTACGCCTCCAGTAATAGGCTCATTTACAAAAACACCTTTAATAGTTTTAAGTATTTCCAGTGT